GTCATTTTTTTTTAGAGCCTCTTGAACTTTCTTCTTTACTTGTGCTTCAATCGTGTTGGCCTTTTTACAGGGTCGTTTGCGGTTGTTATGGTCTTCAAGATGACCCTTCTGAGAGAAAATCTTCTGCCAAGTTTCGCAGGTGTATTTCGTGATTCGTCTATATTACCGTGAAATGTGGAAGTTAGACCACCGAACATTTCAAACCGGCACTTCAGGAAAAGAAATCGGTAGAAAAAAATTCTAAAAGTGCCCGTTTCAAATGTTCATTGGTCTAAGTACCGGCCAGTGCCGAAGTTAAGTACCCCCAAAGGGGGTACAACTTCGCATGGCCGTCGCCGTGAAAGTGCCAAAAGTTAAGTACTTCCCTCCAAAAGGGGGAGTACTTAACTTCGGCACTTCATGGTACACCCCCTTTCAGAGGGGTGTACTTAACTTTATGGCAGTTCACAGCTACGGCACTGGGCGGTAGAGACGCACAATCTTTATATCCGTGCTTAAGTCAAGTAAATCAAAACATGTTACGAAAACAAAACACCGTGTTAAGCCTATTCCTAAATTATACTTATAGAACATCAAGTATAGAAACTATTCACTCGTCTAAATGGGAGTAAATAGTGTATTGACATTTGTTTGGGTCTACCCTTCATAAAATACAGTAATATTTAGAATATTTCCCAAGAAGTGATTACAGCAATTTTGGCATCCTTGCCTTTTACAGTCCATATATCCCAGTTATTAATATGTAGAGCTTCGTAATTAAGAATCTTACCGAACTCTGATTTTGTTTTATGTGGAGGGCAATTATAAATAATCCATGCGTTTACATCTTCAAAATAGGGTAGATTTTTAAGAATATTCAATGACCAATGGTCATTGGCTTCTGTAAGTTCTCCTGATTCTGTATAAATAAATTTAAACTCGCCCGTCTCTGGATTTTTTGTGACATATCCTAACACGTAGTCGCTTGTATTTGTGATTAATTCTTGTTTTAGTGGTGTATCAAATGTATATGGTAGAATTGTATATCCGATTTCTCTACCACTGAAAATTAATGCAGCCATTTTTTATATTATATAAAGAATCATATCTTTAAGTTATGTATATACAGCCCAGTATCTAACTTAAGTAATGGCCGTACCGTGAAGTACCTAAGTTAAGTACACCCCTTTTAGAGGGGTGTACTTAACTTTATAGCACGTCACAACTTCGGCACTGGCTTGTAGCTGTAAGGTATTGTAAATTTAATTACCGACCAGTGTCGAAGTTAAGTAACCCAAACATGGTACTTAACTTTGGTACTTCACGGTATAATTTTTCAGGTTTATTCCATATTTCCTTCAGGGGTTAAAAAAACACCAACTCTAAGGTTCAGTCTTGTAAAATACACTTCATAATGTTCATAGTAATAGAGCGAACTAAATTTTCGTGGCGATATTTATCTGCGTTTTTTTGATGTACATTATATGGATCAACAATATTACATGACCCAGCGGAACTAATATTTACAAAACAAGTATCAGTTAACGGAAGAAACACGTCATTATATGTAATAATTTCTAAAATTATCTGGGCGGCATGTTCATTATGAGGTACACATTTGATACTAAGTAGATCTTTACTGAAATCCTGCACAATCTTCTCCAGTGCGTTTTTTTTTACAAGATATGTCGTTATATGTCAGCATTTTAAAAATATTTATAAATTCATACAAATATCAATTTTTACATAATTACAAATAAAGAAAAAATTGCTTTATAAAATTATATATAGTTAATTATTAAATAGTGATGGTGTTTTATGCTGTTGCTGTAGGACACACACAAGGTATATATAACACATGGTTGGAATGTAAAAAACAGGTAGATGGTTTTAATGGAGCGAAATATAAAAAGTTTGAATTGCGCGAAGAGGCTGAGAAATTCATATATGAAAAGCAGAATATAAAACCAAAAATAACTCCATCTAAAATTGTAGAAATTGAGCAAAATACATTTCAACCCGACTACTATGTGTATACAGATGGGTCGTGTTCAAATAACGGACGCCAATTTGCTAAAGCCGGTATTGGGATTTATTTTGGTGAAAATGACCCACGTAACGTTTCAGAAGCCGTCGAAGGAAAGCAAACAAATAACACAGCAGAGCTTACAGCAATATTAAAGGTTTATCCAATTATAGAAGCGGATATTAATAACGGGAAAACTGTTGCAATAGTGTCTGATTCAGAATATGCTATTCGTTGTGTGACATCCTATGGCTCCCGATGTGAAAAAACGGGTTGGGCCAATCCCATCCCGAATCAAGAGCTAGTAAAGGAACTATATCAGCTTTATAAGGATAAGACGTCTATAAAATTCATACATATTATGGCACATACAGCGAAAACCGATATACATACTCAAGGAAATGCTAATGCCGATAAACTGGCAAATCAAGCAATTGGCTTGGATAGCTGTCCATATGCGGATTCAAAAAAACAGAAAATCTATTTAAATGTGCCTTATGAAAATAAGGAGGAAGCCAAGCTTCTAGCTTGTTTATGGGATTATAAGAAGAAGAAATGGTATACAAATTCAGATAACTCAAACATTCAGGAATTAACTTCTAAGTTTATGTAGAGGTAATGGAAAGCCGTGCGTATAGTAAAATAGAAGAACGTATAAAAACCGGTGTTTATAAAACAAACACCACGCAGAAGAGGGTAAACAAACGTTATTTAAGTAAAACACGTTCCCGTCTATTAAGTCTAAAAAGCAATAACGTAAAATATAAAACGGGTCACAAGCGTAAACTTGAAAAATTAGACACTTTACTGGAACGGCTTAGTGTACCGGAATTAGATAGCCCCGAATCCGGCGAAGTTTGGATTAACGAAACACTTGAGCAAGGTGATTGTTTTTTTAGTTCGCTTTATCGTGCGTTCAGGGAACGTGATTTATTAAGCACAGTTACACATACCCTTCCTAATTTGCGAAGTAGTACAGAGGTGCGTTTTATAAGCTCATTTAGAAAATTAATAGCAAAAGAGATTTTAGAAAATAGATTACCATTCACAATTAATGAACGTCAAGAGCGTACTGACAGCTACGACTTTTACGCTGAAATGGGTGAAAGTTTAGGGGCAGTTATTGCCTACGATGAGGTTTTACCCAACTGGTTTAAGAAAGCGTTTAGAAACGGAATTAAGTCCCGTAAGCATTTTTTATCCGTTTGTGCAAAGGCTGTTCAGAAACGTAAAGAATATGTGGGTGAATTAGAAGTTGAGATTACAAAACGGCTTTTGGCAGAAGTAGGAATTATTCTTGAAATTGATGGGATGCGACGAACCCTTTTACCGAAAATGAAAGATGGTCTCCCATTGATTGTATTATTTAACGAGTTTGGTGGACATTATGAGTATTTTTCATTCAGTAAAAGATGTACACGAAAAAACACTATTAGAAATGAATTTAGCAGAAAGTGCCACCGGAAGTGTAAAGATAACGAAGATAGATATCCGCCCGATTTTGCTTGTGATTGTATGCCAGGTTTTGAAAGGCATCCGACATCAAGAGCGTGTGTACCGGCATGTAAAAAAGGTGAGGTTCGTTTACCACCCACATACATGTGTTCAAAAAAGGAACGTAAATGATTACACATGAGTTCTTTATAAACTGTTTGGTTAGAAGCCGGTGATTTATTCAAAATAACCACAAATTTAACAATAATTCATATGAATTATTGTTTAAAAAGGCATTTTTAGACCTCCGGATTTTCAAACGGGTTATGACATTAACAATTCATATAAAATCACTACAAAAAATTTCTTCATAAAGTACCGGTTTTATATAAAATACGCACCGCTCTAAAACATTAATAGTTTTCAGAGCATCCGGGCTTTACACCTTTTCTCATTTAAAACGCCCATTTTTTATTATTATTATATATAATGGTAAAAGTATGTGTTTTACAAACAGATAATAGACCTTCATTAGATTATTTATTAAAAACACAAGAAGTTAATAAAAAGTTTTGTGATATTTTAGAATATGATTATTTATTTTTAGAATTAAATAACAATAATTATGGTAATATTCATCCAGCAACAAAAATACATTTAGTAAATGATTTTTTACTAAATACAAAATGCGATATTTTAGTTTTTTTAGATAGTGATGCTTGGATACAAAATGGTTATTGGTTGAATGATATAATTAATAATTTAATAAATAATGATAAAAAACAAGGTTGTTTTTCACGAGACCCATATGTAAAAAAAAAATACATTTATAAATAGTGGGTCATTTATAATTAAGAATAATGATTTTACAAAACATATGTATAACATTTTAATTAAAGATTTATACACTAATAATAATTTTCATAATTCGTGGCCTTACGACCAATATTATATCAGTAAATATATATTTGAAAATAAAGAAAAATTTACGATTTTTATTCCAGATATATTAAATACTCCATTAGGAAAAGTATTAAGACATAATTGGTGTAAAAATCAAAAAATGTATAATGATTTAAATAAAATCATCGCTCTTAAAAATGAAGATATATGTGTTAATAAAACATATTTTGTTGAAAAAGATTACTATGACGAACAAATTTTTCCAAATAATTGAAAACGGTTATGAATATTGTAATTAATTTTATATTATAAAAATGGGCATTTTAAATGAGAAAAGGTGTAAAATTGAATTATGTATATTTTCATATTTGTAAAATAAACATAATGTGCGATAAAGTTTGTCAGAATTGCGATTCCGTGTTGAATGGGCTTGTTTATGAATATAGGTGTACAAGTAGCGAATCAAAATCTTATGTAGGATTTATATGTTGTGTTCGCGAAAACTATGTGGATAATAGCAAGGTATATAATCCTAGACGTATTGATCGCGAGCGTTTTACAGATATTAGCTTGACAGATGAGCAGGAGTTGGCATCAATTCAGTCAATGGCGGGATGTTGGCCAGATAGAAACATATTAAGCAAGTTATATAAATCAATAAAATTAAAGAGTAAACGGGACTAATATAATGCTATATTATTCATATTCATATTCATATTCATATTTATATTTAAATTTATATTTATATTTAAATTTATATTTATATTTTTACTTATATTTATTTTTACTTATATTTATTTTTACTTATATTTATTTTTACATTATGATTTTCAAAAGCAGTGCTAATACACCGCTTGTGTTCCAGAATTACAAGGGTGAGCAGGGTTGTTTGATCTGAAAAATTTAAGGTATTTTATAATTTATATTATGTAAAAACTACAAAATATAAGTTTAATAAATGGAATTAAATCAAAAAACTCAGCTCGCCCGGATAATAAAATTCTCTAAATCGGCCAATACAGCTTCTGGTGAACATAAAATCGGATCAACTTCGGCTTTACGTAAAAATAAATATATCCCTTCGTTATATTCCAAATTTTTAATACGTTCTTCAGTCGGTTCACCATTATCTATTAACCCATTTAGTAAGTTTGCTTCACCTTTTTTAAACGGAACTAGCAACCATTTTTGTATTAAATTATAAAACGGCTTAGAAACATATTCTTCAAATGGAAAATAACAGTGTAAGGAATATAAAAACTGGCATATATCTCTTCCTCTTTTGAAACAAGCGTGTCGTGAACCGAAAAAAGACCCAGCCTGGATTTTACTAAATTCCGCAGCCGGTTCTTGAACACCGTTTGCAATACAGGCAAATCCATAATCTATTAAAACAACTTGCTTAGAATCTTGGCGAAGTAATATATTATTAACTTTAATATCGCGATGATTCATCCGCAATACATTTTGTAAAATATTTATAATTTTTGATAATTGTTTAATAATATCTATATATATAGCGTCATTATTAACATCCTTGATTAGAACCTTACGTAGGTATCTTAAAAGGGTGTCTCCTTTTATGTATTCCATTGCGATACATAATGATTTTAAGGTATTATCTGGATTTTTTTTACAAAATATTTCATAAACTTTTGGAACCGACCCAGGAAATTTATCCTTAACGGCCATATGTGCTAATGTTAGAACCGCTGCCTCGTGTATGTGTGCCTCTGTTTCCTCTTGTATAATATTTTTCTTAATATCTTCCGACATACGAAGTTCAGCAGGGCTTAAATAAATATCTGATTCTTTGATGACAATATCTATAAGTGGGCTATTTTCTCCTGTATACAATAGTTTATTATCAGATTTAACCTGGGTATATTTTTTACGTTTACATAAATAAATCTTACCATATGTGCCTTCTTCAATCTTAGTACCCCATTCATAAACTGGTAAAATAAAACCGGAAATATCATAAATTGGACTTGAAAGATATTCAACAAGGGGCGTTTGGTTATGTTTTACGACAGCGTACGGTATTTTTTCCCATTTGGGTAGCTTATCACCAAGATCCTGAAGATTTTCCGAAATAATCGAATCGGTGAAGCCATGGGTTCGCAAATCAAAACCCATACCTACTTTTTAAAAATATTAAAATCTAGCTTTTCTATCCAATCGGTCATTAACGGTTTGACACCCGTTTGTATATAAATACTGTGCTGGTCTAATTTATCTAGCAAAAGATGGCATAAACTATCTAATATATCATCCTTCAAACTATCATTATATTCAATATTCATTAATATGTTTGGATTATCAATCGGAGACCTTAAAAAATCCAAAATTTCCGGACCGTTAAAACAGTTTGTGTCAAGTATTTCAAGACGCTCTTTGTCAGTATGTTGTTTACTGTAGTTTATTTGCCCTTTTTCAGCCTGATAATTAAAAAAATCATTTAAATAATCGCCCCAGCAACTATACTTGAAGATTTTAACATAATTTTGTATGTCATTTATAATGCTAAATAGCTCAGATTCGCTAAGATTAAATGGCGTTTCGTCATTTTTCAGAAAATTTTTGAAATATATATATTTTACCTTAATCGGCGTTCTAAAAGGAGGAAAAAACCACGGTTCATTAATTAAACCAAGATTGTATAAATGATGAAAAATCAATAAATGTAAACAATTTTCGTTTTTGTAAGTGTCAGGATAGGAGAAAAAGTATTCATTATCATAATGAATAGCCGGATGTTCACGTTTTAAATAGAAAAAAATACTATACGCACCTTTCCAATCGCAACCATTAAACATTACAGTGTTTGAAATTTTACTGATTTTTACAAACCCCAAATCTGTATCAGAACGTATATTACCAGTTTCGCAGATATTAACAAGCAATTCTTTGGGAGCCTTATAAGTAAGGCGTTTTATTATTTTATTTCGTTTTGTTATAGGCATATTTATTAGATAAATATAACAATTATTTAAGCTATATTTAATAAAAATTTGATTACAATATTTAAAAAGAAACTAAATAGAAATAAAAGATGGCTGATGAATACGAAGAGGCTTTTGAAGACGAGGACCTTGGTGCTGAGGAGGAGTTTGTGGATGATGGTGAAGGCGAGGGTTTAGTTGATACGACCGCTGGCGTGAAGCCGAGCTCGGAAACGCAGGTTCTATTAAATCATCATCCAGAGATTTGGGTTGATTATTCTGATACTATTAAAAAGAAGCTTGTCAGAGCAGAAAAGGCGGTGAGCTACCCCTTTCTAAATCAATTTGAAAAGACAAAAGTATTAAGTTTTCGGGCATCGCAACTTGCCCAAGGGTCAAGGCCTTATATCGAGGTTCCTGAAAATATATCGGATGTTTATACTATTGCGAAAATGGAGCTTTTACAGAAGCGTCTGCCTTTTATATTAAAACGCCCGCTCCCGGATGGCGATTATGAATACTGGCGCATTAGCGATTTAATGGTGTTTGAATAAGGTATTAACATTTATTTTTGACTTTCAGTGAAGTCACGATGTTAAGTACACCTACTTCCAGAGGGTAGTACTTCACTTTATGGTACTTTACAGCTACGGGCTTACAAAGTTGTAATTTTATTTAACTTAGGTGCTTGCCGGTATATTAAAAAAAAAATATGAATTACCGTGTTCAGCACCTTTGGCGAATTTCGCAAATTAGTGCTTCATTCAAAATACCTTTAAATTTAACAAAAATTCTTATGAATTTTTGTTAAAACGACAATTTTCCCAAAGGTGTAGAGCACCGGTTTAAGAAATCTAAACAATAAATAATATGACGGTTAACCCCATATAGTTATACGGTCAGATTCATTTATAAAACCTTCAGCGTCTGATTTTATGCCAAAGGCCATGTAAAATTCGGCAAAATGTCGTAAAATTACATTAACCCGTAACTGCGGTGGAGCATGTCTATCTTTATCAACAGCCTGTTTTCGTTTTTCTTTTCTTTCTTTATAAAACCAAGATTTAGTATATGCCGTAAAAAATTTACGGAAATCGCCAGTTGTACATTTTCGAAAATGTAAAACATCCAAACATATTGCCATAGCCCCGAAGTCCGCTAAATTTTCGCCCAAAGTTAGTTCACCCGAAATTTGCAATCCGTGATATGTTTGTTTATCAAATTCTGTAATAAGCCTCTGCGTTTTCTGATTATAAATTTCAATATCAACGCTTGTCCACCAGGGCTTATAATTACCATTTTCGTCGTATTTTCGTCCTTCCTCGTCAAATCCATGAGCGATTTCGTGACCTATAATATTACCCAGTCCAGCAAGATTTTCTATAAAGGACTGTTCCAGTGAAAAAAATGGAGAGTTTAAAAAACCAAGAGGAATACATAATTCATTCATTTCGGCATAATAGTAGGCATTTACAGCATAACAATTATTATTCCATATGTGCCTATCGACGTTTTTTTCTAATTTTTTTATTTGTGTCATATATTCTTCCATTTCAATATTGAATAAATTCTCTAGAAAATTTTCCGAACTTATATTCACTTTTTCAATATCAGCCTCCCATTTATCTGGAAATGCAATTTTCAAACCCATTTTATCCAGTTTAAATAAAGCAATTTTACGACTTGTTTCGCTAAGCCAACTCAATTTCGTTATACGCTTTTTCGCCGAAGCTACAACTATATTAAAAAGTCTAGTGCTTTCCGTACGTATTTGCTTGAACTTCGATATATTAGCCGAAACGTATAATCTACCTACCGAGTTATAGCAATAATCATTACATATTGAAAACATTTTATAGTCATTGTCATGGGGTTTTTTTTGGCCAAGCAAGGCTTTGTGGAAAAAATCAAAATAGATTTTAGTAAATGGTGTTGGAAGAAATTCTAAATAAGAAAGGTAAACATTTAAACGTAACAGTCGTTTCCACACATTAATAGGTATATTTGTGTAATAATTATAAAAGCTTTTCAGGTAAGAAGGATTTATACAAATAAACTTTTCCATCTCAGAAATATTTAAAACATTTAAAAATTCAGCAATCAATGGATACGCTTTTATTATTTGCTCACGGCTTATTGGATTATAAACAAGTTCGACCTTAAATGAATCTTCGTAATCATAATAAACCTTAACCATTTCGCTAATAAATTTCAAATATATAGTTCCAATAGTTGTATCATTTATTTCAGCAGACACATTATGTAAGAACTTTTCGTATTCCTTATATATATCTCCCTTTTTAAGAAACTCCTCTTTTATTAAATCAAGGCCTGGCTCCGATAAATGAACCATGTATTTTTCGGTATTTCGTGAGTCTAACGCAATATCGATTTCTAGAGGCGAATTAATTCCGTATAAGTTTAGCTTTCCAAATACTTGAAATAACTGATTGTACGAGTTGATATCCGTTAGTTCCTTTATAAAATTATCCAGAAATTTTACATCATTTGTTCTTCCTCTATATATACTTTTAACAAAATCCCTAAGTTTACCTTCGCTACGTGTTTTTAATAATTTTATAATATCCGCTCGAATATTATCTTCTATTTCGTCAAATACACTAACGGACACCTTTTCATTAGGAATTCGTGTAGATGATAGTTTTTTATTATTAATATGTCCATAAAAATCTAAGGCTAAATTGGACATACCTATTTGATTCTTTTAAAATAATAATAATGAAATACGGTATACCATCAAATTTATTCTTTTGTTTTAAGTTACACATATATTAATAATAATATCTGTAAATTATAATACTTAATTAAAAGTGTCATTTATTTAAAGCTATTGTTGTAGATTTGCGAATAGTTTTTCGCGGGCTCTTTTGTTTTATTAATACGTAAACCAAAAGATTTGGTTCTACTTTATATCTTCCTCTTCCCCGACAGGAATCAATTGGGCCGGTAGCTATCAACGAATTCGCCACCGCCTCCATCAACCTATATTTTATATATAAAAATATAAGTGATGCGGTCAGGCATTTTTATGTTTTAAGTTAAACAACATGGTATTTATAAATCGCCGGAAATCTTCAAAAAGCTCGGGCTGAGAAACTAGAAAAATACCTAAACCGACAATTGGGAAAAGTCCTGTTTTAAAATATGGTTTAATATAATATAATATTGCGAAAACTAATAGCAATTGTAATATAGAACGACCTATTTCTCTTTGCCAGCCATTTATTTTTTTGCCGAAAATTGTACAAATTTTATCTTCACCGTCAAACGAACACATTTGCGAACCCAATAAATTATTAAATCCTAGGTCAAATGCTGTTCCCAAAACCACAGGGGCAATAATATAATAAAGAAAAATCAAGTATATTGGCGGTTCACTTAACGCGGATTGAGATAAGTAGTTAACTTGATACGTATTCATCTATCGTTAAGTCAAGAAAATACTGGAAAATGAGCCTCTGTTTTCCAGGCATTAGCTAAAATAGCCATGCCGGGTGGCATATTTTTTGGTTTTTTTCCTAATCGCAATGGCCCAGATAAATATTCGGCACTAATTTCATGTGGATGCTCAGATTGTACTATATTCCCAAAAAAAACTACCCATTCTTCGGGGGGCTCTGATTTTACTTTTCCTGTTTCTTGATCCCACCATTTAACTTGAGCCTTTCTTAGAGATAAATTGCTACTAGATATATATACTGGAACAGACCACCAACGCGATTTCCAACAAGCAAAAGGCTCATTTACCGTATCTGGATTTGCTCGTTGTAGTGCTATAAGTTCTTTTGGCATCCCTACAGGGGCTGCCGTATAAATATTATAAAACCATTTGAGCCTATAGAAACGAGCCCAAGATTCTGGTGAAAGTCGCTGTAAAATATGTACATATTCGTGATCCATTAGTGGAGCTAAATTCTCCTTGGGATAATTTTCAGGTATAGCAATAACATCTATTCCGCGTGTATGTGGAAGCCCTTGCTCACAACTGTTTGGGACAGTCCATACCCAGACACTTTGTTCTCCGATTTTTCGATGAACTTTATAAATAGGGTTACAATCTGCCTCTATGCGAGCTTTTTTATCATAATCAGACCATTTATGTGTCCAATCGTAATCAAAATGCGGTTCCTTCATATCAAGATAGCCTAAATATTTTAAAACACATAATGTTAAAATAAATAGCATACCCAATATTAAAATCTTTCCGATTTTCACCATCTCTCTATAGAATATTAGATTTGTTTAGACCGAAAAAGAACAGAAAACGGCCAAAGTACCGTGAAGTGCCGAAGTTAATTACACTCCCCTTCAGAGGATTGTACTTAACTTTACAATACTTTACAACTATAGCCGTACGAAGTTGTACACCCAAAGGGTGTACTTAACTTCGGTACTAGCCGGAATTTATATTATGTTAAAACTACAAAATATAAGTTGAATAAATGGTATCAAATCAAACAACTCAGCTCGCACGGATAATACCATTATTCAACTGGTATTTTGTAGTTTGAACATAATATAAATTATAAAATACCTTAAATTTTCATATGAAACAACCATGCTCGCCCTTATAACTTTACGGTGCTTCACAACTACGATTGTACAAAGTTTTACCCCCAAATGTGGTACAACTTCTGTACTAGCCGATAGTCTATTATTAAATGTCTACGACTACATGTAGTGGCCAATGGTCACTCCACCAAAGTTTAGTTAAAACAGCAACTTCCTTGATAATAGGTTTTTTCCAAAACCATACATTATCAACCACTGCCACATGATCCAAGTCTTCGCCAGTCGGTTCAAACGTGTGCTTAATTATTCCCCATTTTGATCCGGTTAAGTATTTAATCTCTTCATGCGGTTCTATTTCGGCATTAAGGTCGCCAATAATAAGATGACGTATTTTTCTACCCATATTTTTAAGAAATTCTATAATCTGTATAGTCTGACGTTTTCTAATCGGTCGCGTATCAATACAGCCAGATAAGTAATTACACGGATTATCTGCTTGTAAATGAGTATTAATAACAATGATTTCAATAGAATAATTATTATTTTTTAGATGTAACCAATGAAACCCCTTATTTGCTAAATTCTCTGCTCCTGTAAAATCATGGAAGCCTGTGAATCCGTCGTTAATGACAGTCCAGTTTTTAGTCTTTACAGCAGTGATTAATCCGGATCCCATAAGGTTTCTTCGTTCCAAAAAATCGTTTGGTTTCAATACAGTATAATCTTGGCTTTGTAAGCTTTTTACAGCATTATCTATACGCCCCTGAGAAAAAACCTCTTGAAGACACACAATATCATATTCACAACCATTAAACCAGCGGTATAGAGGTTCAGTCCAGGAATCTGGAAGAAACGGAAGGCCACGTATATTGTAACTAAATATACTTATTTGCATATATACGCTATTTATATATATATTTTACTTTTGGAAAAAATAACTTATCAAGCAATTATATATTTGATTTTATTATATTTTTATTAAATTATCCGGGCGAGCAGAGTTATTTCATTTATAACCATTTATTCAACTGATATTTTATATTTTTTACATAATATAAATTATAAAATACCTTAAAATTATCAGATAAAACAACCCTGCTGACCCTTGTAGGTATTACGTATTTTAATAAGTGTCAAATATCGGGATCACTCTTTCCATTGCTTTCCACAATTTACACAACGAATAAATATAGTCATAGGTTCATCCGCCGAACGGGTTTGCATTTCATAATACGTACACTGACGTTTATTACATCTATTACATCTAAACTGGTCAGTAGCCATATCTTTATTTCCTTCCAAAAGCTTTGTTTCACGCTTTAGTTGCTGTTCCATAAGCGGTCTCCACTTTTCTGGATAAAGCTCACCGTAATTCATAAACGCTATGTCATGAGGTTTAAATTCGCCATCACGTAAGCGCTCAAGAAGTCTGGGATTATTTACATATGATGTAGGCGTTATGTTGGAAATAGTCCGTTTAGATATAATATTATAAATATTACAGAATACTGGATTTTCCCAATTTTTCCGCACCTTGCGGGTTTCAGCATCCACAAGAGAGGCGTTAAATATTCCAATTTCTAGATCATTCTGTTCAATATTTGAAAGAACCTCACCTAATAAATTTTTTAATATATTTTTTGTTTTTTCACGCAAACTCATTATTGAAATATATTTATTAGAAAAACTTATTTCAACTTTAACCCATTTTTTTAATATAATTTTTTATAAAACGTACTGTTCTGCAACAAGCTCTGGTTGGTGCATCCATTTAGCTATTTTTTTGAATCCAGTAGATGGTTTTACTAGTAAGGCAGGACGCTTCTCCTCTTCTTCCTCCTCTTCTAAAACTGCCTCTTCCTCTTCATCATATTCCTGTTCGTCGTCATAATCCTCTTCAAGTTCTTCTTCATCTTCATCTTCATCTTCATCTTCATCCTCATCCATGTTATGATCCTCGTCGTTAGCATCCTCCTTTGAGTTATAAAATCGCTTATATTGTTCAAGGGTAAAATCAGCCGGCTTGGCGACATTTTTTTCTAGACTGGCAATTATACACGCATCGCCATATAAAGTCTCCTCATCATAAGGACTAGGAATATCGTTTTTATTTTCGGTACCAGAACGCCCTTCTTTATAACCATAAAGATACAACTTATACTTTTGGTATACCCAAGAGCCGATAAGACTCGGTGGTTTCGCTCTTTTTAGACTCTTACCCAAAGCATTTTCTATACCTTCACTTAGATCCAATAGTGGAGCCTGTTTCACTGCTCCTTTTGCGGATAAAAGTATAAAACTTGACATCTATACCTAATTATTTATTAATTATAATTTCAAGTTTAGGTCAATTTTCAATGAAAATTCACATAGAACTTAATTACATTTTACCTGAACAACCCCTTATATTTAATATTATAGATGAAACGCAAACACGCAAAGTGTATATATGGGGTAATAAGCGTACCCTTTTAGAAAATGATGGTGCCATGGAATCCTTTATATATCGTTCAGAAATAACGGAAGAGCCAGTATTATTTCAAAATAACTTCTGTAATATGGATATATGGGAATATAGTGATGTTCAACCGCCACCTAAAATAGACGATAGTTGGATAGAAAAGTATAAAATTATTAAGGAACCTACATTTTATCTTGAATGGCATCAGGAACCGAAACTACTTCGTTTATCATGGTCTCAGAACCAGGCAAGTTTTCTTGAGACGAAACTAAAGGCACCTGTATTAGAACAGCTACAGCGACTTTCTCTGGAATTACCTCCATTTGCGAAGTTACAGGTGTAGTGTCTTCATTTGTTTTAATTTCAGATTCCTTATTATTTCCTGGTTTCATCGGCTTTTTAAAGTTTTCACTTTGCTCGGCATTTTTTAGATTTAAACATCTTTTGAAAATTGAAATAGCCATACCAAATTTTTCGACACACCGTTTTTTTATAATGTAATAATTAAATAATGGATAAGTGCCACTTATCATATTTATATAATATTCTAAGCCTCCTTCCATGAAGTTATTTAATCCATTGCGTAAATTATCATTATTTTTTCCTTTAGCACAACATACATAGAATCTTTTTATAACTGCTAATTTAACGGGTACATGTAACTTTTCCCGGATCTCCCCAATTTCAGCTTCTAAAAAAAGGACAAGAGCATTTACTGTTTTCAGGTCAAAACACCGGTTTGCTATTAGACTCATACCAAAAGTTTCCGTTTTCTTATAAATATTATCGATAATTCCGGTATCTAAATCTTCGAAAACAGGATTTGTAGAAGATAGCATTATTTTATCTTAACCCCGGTTTATAGTTTTAAATGCGTTTTACGCTTTGTCTCTTTCTCACAATGTTTTTAGAGAACAATGACGCCATTAGAAATTTTTCTTCTTATTGTCTTGACCGGATTGCTGGTGTTTTTAGTTTATTTTCTAATCAACTATTTCACAAAGCGTCGCCAAGTACCAGACGTTCAGGAAACAATGGAATCTATACCATATACCGATTCATTTGAAAACGATAAACCATTATCAGTTCCACACCAGGTATCTTTTTCCACGCCAAGTAGTCAGGATTCAGAACCAGCACAAATACGTGAACAGGTTATTGAATCAGTAAAAAAGCCTGAAATACCTGGAACTAGTGAAGCCGATCTTGCGGAACCTGAACCTTTACAAAGACAAGTGGCACAAAAGGTAGAATCGCCTTCCAATTACGACGTGTATCAAACAAACGACAATCAGGCTATGTTTGGTTCAAATTTACGTCACCCCGAAGCAATGATAACAAAGGTCGATAATTATTCGTCGTTAGAAACCGATGTTGCGTCCGGTGTTGCCAATCGCACAGAATTACCCACAAATCTACCGAAAGATAATTTCAATACAGAAATGATTAATAACGGAGCTGAATTTATGAAGGGTATCAACGCTTTTGATAGTTCCGAAGCAAAAAGCTGGTTTTCTAGTTTTTAGGTCAACGGGTATTTCAAACCGGCACTTTCTTCGCTGAATGCGAAGAAAATATGTGGTGATTTGATATGTTAGATGGTGGCAATAGGAGGTTTGAACAATCTGGCTGTGAAATTAGCAACAAAATTAACAATAATTCTTACGAATTATTGTTAAAAACGGCAAACGACCGACCGTAAATTACCGAAGTTAAGTATACCCCCTTTCAGAGGGAGTGTACTTAATTACGGTACTTCACAACTACGGCCGTACGAAGTTGTACGCCTTTGGGGGTACAACTTTGGTAAAAGGCGGTAAAATAACAATAATTTAAATGACCATTGCTGCTTTAAATTAAAATATTTATTAAATAGGGATGAAAGACCGCACTTTCATTAATATCATATTAATAATTATAATTTCAATGGGATTAGCTTATATAATCCATAAATACATGCCAAAAATAGAAGAGGGTTTTGAAAGTTTAGTTGAAGCAGAAATTAAATCGAAGAAATCCGAATTACCCATAGACGCAGTACTTTATATAAATCTAGACGAACGTAAAGATAGAGATGATGAAATAAAAGCCGAAATGAAACGGATAGGACTACCCGAAAATAAGATTCACCGTGTATCTGCTGTTAAACGGAAATGGGGTGCGTTAGGTTGTGCCTTATCTCATATTGCTTGTATGGATTTTATAATAGAAAACCGATGGCAAAAAGTATTGATTTTAGAGGATGACGCTGGATTCGAAGACAAGGATGAAAAACGATGGAATAAAGGGTTAAGCGATATTAAAAATATGATTGAAAAATCAGGTGTCAAAAATACAGATTCCAAATGGGATGTAATATTATTAGGCGGTTTTGTTCGCGATCCAAATGGACCGGAAAAAACACAATATGAGACTTTATGGAAGACGCAAAACACAGTCTGCCTACACGCTTATATTGTCAGAGGTGAATATGCTCCAAAAATCCTAGAGGTGTTTAATTATAGTGTTCAGATGTTAATGAAAAATCCCCCGAATCACAAACAATACTTTATTGATAATTCAATATCTAAATTGATGGAAATTGATAGATGGTATATTTCAATTCCTACGTTAGCATATCAACGCGAAAGTTACTCTGACATTGAAGGGAAAAAAGCAAATGAAAGTCAACCATTACGTGGAAATGTAGTACGTGCCTGGGCGAAAGGGTCATTACTGGCATAATTATAATCCGAATCTGACCTAAACAAGACGCACGTTTAATTAGTTAATGAGTATTAAGCAACCGGTCAAAGTTCAGAATTGGGGCGGAGCATTTCAGGTAGAGGTTATCAGTGACCCATCCGTAAAGCAAGAGCTTTTCGGATGGATGTCTGTATTTGAGGTTGGGCCACAAAGCTCTTGGCGTTTCGCAAATATGTTAGATAGTAAAAAGCTAGGTGTTTTACGTCAGGCACATATGTATGCTACAAAACGTCCAGGTTCGGCTCGCTCTGGTTATTTATGTTTTTATCCCAAGCTGAAGGTGGTAATTTTTGTAGAAGATGTAGAATATCGCAAGGACGCCGAAGTCCAACGTACACCAAGAGTCAGTATATTAAGAATGCGACACAGCCCATCAATGTATAATAATAAGGGCTCTATTTTTGCGGCTACATTATCAGTATCAGATTCTACGCTATGGATTGAAGATGTACTTGTAAAAGAAGGCGTAAATCTTTGGACAACCCATTCTTTCGGTAAACGTTGGGATATTTTAAAAAACTGGTTTGAAAATGATTGGGCGGAAGATGTCCATTTACAGCGTGGTTTAATTATAAAACCTATACAACCAGGTAAATTAGAATCATTTCAATCTGAACCAGGCGATGCCTGGGATTTTATTCCAGAAGAGGCTGGAAAAAGGCGGTTATTATGGAAGGATAAACGTATAACAAAAGTCGTCCTGCCTAGCTATCCGCAAAAACAACCTATAAAGCAAAGGGAAAAAACATATAAACCAGTTAACAAAGTCATTGAATGTCCCGAACCTGTAAAAATCGGGATACTAGATACATATTTCCCGTCGCTTCACAATTCGGATGGCTCCATGATTGCTATAGCGAAACGGGATGGCACGGAAACATATTCATTGTATTCATTTGAAAAGGAACCACTAGATCCCCCATTGGCAGTTGTTAGAAAAATGACACTATCGTTGGCACTGCGTACACATTGTATCGAACAAACCAAAGTGAAGGTGGAATGGAATACCTCATTTGATAGATGGGAAATTATTGATGTTAATGTATCTTTACCAGTTTCTCCAAAATCCGCATTTATAAAAACAAATGCTTAATTAGGATGGTAAGAAAACAAACAAGACGCAAAACAGGCGGTGGTTGGCAGATGGCAAATGCCTTAACAAAAGATGCCTATTATGTCCCAGAATACAAACATTACTCCGATTGCGATGTAACACCGCGTCCAGGGTTGCTTACACCAACTCCTAATCCTGAATTAGCCCAAATACGTATGGCTGGAGGTCGCCGGTCAAACTGTGCTGCCTATAAACCAATAGGTTCTATACAATCCAACCCGCAACCAAGTTTAGCTCAAACGCCACGGGCAGGAGGTCGTAGAAGAAGGACTATAAGGCGTCAAGATGGCGGGTTTGGCTGTGGAATGAAAAGACGCATAGGTGGTTCTAGAAAAAGGCGTCAGAGTGGTGGGTTTGGTTGTGGAATGAAAAGACGCATAGGTGATTCTAGAAAAAGGCGTCAGAGTGGTGGGTTTGGTTGTGGAATGAAAAGACGCTTAGGCGGTTCCCGGCGTTCAATGAAGGGTGGGCGTTATACAATGGACACAACACAAAGTATTGGTGGCGATGGACCAATTGTAGCCCCTATATATTCTAATTACCCGTGTGAAGCACATAAGCCAATGCCCTTAAATCCAACTATGCCTAATTTATTAGGCAATGGGTCAGTCCCCGATGTGAATGTAAGTGGTCTAAAGCCTGCTTTTATAATGAGTGGCGGTCAACATCCATTAGCTTATACTGCTCCTAGAGCTGGGTTTACTTTCACACCCAATATATCCCAGGGGCAAAAACTGGAGCCCGGGCAAATACCGTATCAAGAAGTAGTCCCACAAACAAATAGCTGTGCTTCAGCTACGTGTGGGCAGGCTATTGGGGTAATAAATAAATAAATGATATTACAATTTTAACTATAAAAATAAAAATATTTTTATAGTTAAAACAAAAAAAACTATATTATCGTCTACCGTGAAGTGCCAAAGTTAAGTACACCCCTCTTAAAGGTGAGTATACTTCACGGTAACTTCAGTACTTGCCGGTAAACAAATTTAATAATATACCAAAACTTAATCAATTAAACACGTAATATTTCCAGTATCTTCTTCGCCTTCGGCATCGTTAATCTCATTAGTTTCAACCGCACCATAATCAAGCATTTGAATTTTATAACCACATTCCTTGTAATAATTCCGTCGTTTTCTGTACTGTCCTATACATCCGTAATGTTGATAATCCAGCACATCAAGAATTAACGGGGGAAATTTACGCACCTCCTTTTTCTCACGTAAAATTCGTCCCACCGATTGCTCAACATTTGATTTCGGTGTAGCCAATAATATTGTATTAAGTGCCGGAATATTCATAGCTTCCGCCGCCATTGCAAAAGTACCAAGAATGACACTACAATTTGCCGATTTATCCAGCT